GGCCGGACATAGCCTTGTGAGGCTCCATGAGGGCCCGGCGTATATCGATCCCCGACCGCGTGTCGGTGGGGACGAGTGCGCCGGGCCCTTTTGCATCTACCACCGAGAGCGATGATGCCCGACCTGCACGACATCCTGGCTCTGCTCGGCCTGCTGCTCATCGGCGCGGGCGTCTGGTGGGTCTACCCGCCGGCCGCGCTGATCCTGGTCGGCGCGATCCTGCTCGGCGTGGCCGTGACGCGGCGGCCGCCCGCAGGGGGTGAGGGCTGATGTCGGTCCTGGCCCGCCTGCTTGGCCCGCGCGAGGAGCGCAGCGGTCAATGGATCAGCGAGGCCGCGCACTCGTGGCTGATGCGCGCGCTCCGCGCCGCACCGGTCCGCGCGGGCGTCTCCGTCACGCACGACAGCGCGCTCTCGTCGACCGCCGTATTCTCCGGCGTGCGCCTGATCGCGGAGACGGTCGGGTCGGTGCCTCTCCAGCTCTACCGCCGCCGCTCGCCTCGAGGCAGGGACCTCGCCCGAGACCATCGGCTCTACGACCTGCTCCACGAAAACCCGAACCCCGAGCAGACGTCAATGGAGCTCCGGGAGATGGTCCAGAGCTTCGCGACTACTGCGGGGACCGGATTCATTGAGGTCGAGCGAGATGGTGGCGGGCGGCCGAAGCACCTCTGGCCGATCACGCCGCACCGGGTGACGGCCTTCCGCGACCGGTCGGGGAATCTGCAGTGGATGGTCCGCGCCCCGAACGGCGCTGACCGCCGCGTGCTCTACGGCGACCTGATCCCGATCCGGGGCTTTTCGCGCGACGGCGTGTGGGGCGTCGACGTGGTGATGCAGCTCCGCGAGTCGATCGGCCTCACGCTCGCCGCCGAGGCGTACGGCGCCCAGTTCTTCGGGGCGGGCTCAACGGTCTCGGGCGTCCTGCAGCACCCCGGCAAAATCGGAGAGGACGCGCAGAAGCGCCTCCGCGACTCCTGGCAGGAGATACACAGCGGCCTCGAGAACGCGCACCGCATCGCGATCCTCGAGGAGGGCATGGAATGGAAGCAGATCGGCGCCTCTCCGAAGGATTCGCAGATGCTCGAGACCCGGAAGTTCCAGGTCGCCGAGGTCGCCAGGATCCTGAACCTGCCGCCGCACCTGCTCCGCGACCTGGAGCGCGCGACGTATTCGAACGTCGAGCACCAGTCCATCGAGTTCGTCACGATCTCGATCCGCCCCTGGTGCGTGAGGTGGGAGCAGGCGCTCGCGAAATATCTCCTCACCGACGAGGAGCGCCGGAGTCATTACATCCGCCACAACCTCGAGGGCCTGCTCCGCGGCGATCTCAAGAGCCGTTACGAGGCATACGCGATCGGTCGCCAGTGGGGCTGGCTCTCGGCCGACGATGTAAACGAGCTCGAGGATAGAAATCCGCTCCCCGATGGCCAGGGCGAGATCTACCTCGTCCCGGTCAACATGGTCTCCGCCGCGAGACTGCATGACCCCGACTATCAGGGCCAGCCGACGAAGGAGGCAGACGAGTGACCATGGGACTCCAGCAGCAGACGACCAGGGAGCGGCGCTGCCTCCCGGCGGCCGAGCTCCGGGTCCAGCAGGCCGACGACGGCCCCTCCCGGCTGGTCGGATACGCCGCGCTGTTCAATCGGCGGAGCGAGCTGCTTTACGGCAGCTTCGTTGAGGTCATCGCGCCGGGCGCATTTGCCGGCGCGGTCAAGAACGCTGACGTCCGCTGTCTCTGGAATCACGACAGCAACCATGTGATCGGCCGGACCAAGGCCGGCACGCTCACAGTCGAGGAGGACGAGCTCGGCCTCCGGATCGAGGCGACCCCGCCCGATACGCAGTGGGCGCGGGACCTCATGACCTCGATCAGCCGAGGTGACGTGGACCAGATGAGCTTCGGCTTTCGGGTCGCAAAGGATGAGTGGAAGGAGGAGGGCGACATCTACGTCCGCACCATCCTCGAGATCGAGGAGCTATACGAAGTCTCGCCGGTGACATTCCCGGCGTATCCCGACACCGCCGTCGCTGTGAGGGCGCTGAAGGAATGGCAGGAGTCACGAGAGGCAGTAGCGCCGGCCACGAGGGCCGGAATTGAGATCCGCCGCCGGCGGCTAAGGCTGGCAGAGGCCGGCTATCACACAGCAACTCCATGGAGGGAGTGACATGAGACGGTCCATCAGACTGCGCCAAAAGCGCGCAGAGTTGGCCTCGCAGGCGCGGGGGATCCTCGACGCCGCGGAGGCAGAGGGCCGCGACCTCACCGATGAGGAGCGGCAGGAGTTCGACGCGCTAGAGGAGCGCATGGAGGCCCTGCTCGGCGATATCGAGCGGGAGGAGAGACTCGAGCGCACGGAGGCGGAGCTGGAGGCCACGCTCGAGGAGCCGGCCTCGCGCCGGACGATCGTACGCGGCGTCGTGCGCCCCGACGATGGCGGCCGGGGCGAGTTCCGGAGCTTCGGCGAGTTCCTGGCCGCAGTCCGGTTCAGCCCGGGCGATCCAAGGCTCGGAGACCCGCAGGAGATCCGCGCGGAGGATCAGTCGATGACCGGAGGCGATGGGGAGTACGGTGGATACGCCGTCCCTGAGCAGTTCATCGACACCTTTCTCGAAGTAGCACCTCAGGAGGCGATTGTCCGGCCCCGGGCAACGGTCATCCCCCCCGGCGATAGGCCAGAGGCACCCGCCCGGCTTGTGGCTCTCGATCAGTCTGCCGAGACGAATATGTACGGCGGTGTCGAGGTCCAGTGGATCGCGGAGGGCGCGGAGAAGCCGCAGACAGATTTCCAGATCCGTCCCGTCGAGCTCGCACCTCACGAGGTTGCGGGTCATATCACCGTGACTGACCAGCTCCTCCGGAACTGGCAGGCCTCAGGGGCGCTGATCGAGCGCCAGCTCCGTAGTGCGACCATCGCGGCGGAGGACGTCGCGTTCCTCTCCGGGAACGGGACCGGGAAGCCTCTTGGCATCCTGCACGCGTCCAATGCGGCAGCGATCGAGGTAAATCGCGCCACAGCGAACCAGATCAGCTATGCGGACATCGTCGCGATGATAGCGGCGGCGAAGTTCGGCGGCTCGCTCGAGTGGGTGACGAGCCAGACCACCCTCCCGCAGCTGATGCAGCTGAAGGATGAGGCCGGCAACCTGATCTGGCAGCCCAATGCGCGGGACGGCTCGCCTGGAACCCTACTCGGGATTCCAGTCCGGCTGAATGAGCGGAGTCCCGCTCTCGGCTCGCGTGCCGACCTCGCTCTGATCGACTTCGCCTACTACCTGATCAAAGATGGAGTAGGGCCGGTCATCGCAGCATCTCCGCACGTCCACTTCACCAGCAACCGCACGGTCGTCAAGGTCTTCAAGACCGTGGACGCGAAGCCCTGGCTCACTGCGCCGATCCGCACCGAGGGCGGCTATGACGTGAGCCCCTTCGTCGTGCTCGACGTGCCGAGTGGCGGCTGATCCTCTCACGGGGCCGGGGGAGACCCCGGCCCGAAAGGACCATGAACGATGAAGACCTACGAAGTGATATCGGAGTGCATCATCGCGGGGCGGCGGATCTCGCCTCCTGGCCCTGTCGAGCTCACCGATGAGCAAGCCGAATGGGGGCGCGCCGCTGGCGTGATCGGGGATGAGATCGCGCCCGAGAAGGAGCCCGCGAAGGGCAAGGGCAAGAAGTAATGTCCACGATCCGCGTGCCGCCTGCTGAGGGCGAGGGGCTCCAGGAGCCGGTCTCCCTCGAGGAGGCTAGGGCGCAGTGCCGCATCGACTACGAGGATGAGGACGCACTCCTCTCAGTCTATATCACGGCTGCCAGAGAGCACGCGGAAATGGTCACCCGGCGCGCACTGATGACCAGCCTCTGGGATCACACCCTGGACGGCTTCCCGTCCGGTGGCGCTATCCGGCTCCCCTACCCTCCTCTGATCGATATCGAGTCGGTGCACTATATCGCACCGGATGGCGAGGCGGTCGAGATGGATGAGGAGCTCTACCGAATCGACACAAGGCAGGAGCCCGGCCTGCTGATGCCCGCACATGGCACCAGTTGGCCGGCCACCCGCCAGATGCCCGGCGCTGTCTGGATCAGGTACCGGGCAGGGTACGAGGCAGTCCCCCAGGGGCTCAAGGTCGCGATGCTGATGCTCGTGGGTCACTGGTTCGCGCACCGGGAGGCAGTCCAGATCGGGACTGCTCCCCATGAGGTGCCGCTGGCAGTGGAGAGGCTCCTGTGGGCCCACAGACTATATGAGGTGGCGTGATGAGAGCTGGCAGACTCCGGAGCCGTGCCGAGATCCGGCGGCCGACCGAGACCCGCGGCCAATACGGTGAGGTCGAGACCACGTACCCCCTGGTCGGCATGGCCTGGGTGGACGTCCGAGTCCCCCGCAGAATGCTGGCCAATTACGGCGCTGGCGAAGTGCCAGTAGGTACCATGGAGATCGAGATGCGGGACCGGATCGATCTCCAGGTGCGGGACGCGCTGGTCATCGTCGCGGGGCCGGAGGTCGGCACCCGGTGGCGGGTGATCACGCCTCCGCACCGGCCGGGGCGCGGGGAGCTCCTCGCCATGGTCGAGGTCCTCGATGAGGAGATCCGGGAGCCTGATTCGGATCCCGAGGAGCCAGGC